TTATCTTCGGACAGGGGTTCGACTCCCCTCGCCTCCATTGCTAAAAACCCTGTACGTGATATCAGCATCAAAACGGTTAATATCCTTTGATGGTTGGATAACTACACGGTCAACGTATTCCTGAAGGACTTGCTTCTTTTCGTCTTCATCGCCGGAAAGAAGTAAGTCCTTTTTACTTTCCAGAATTTTTAGGATTAAAGATTCATCCAATACAGATGTTTGTTTCATAATCTCAGCTTTTTGCAATTCATACTCAAGAGCCTCTTTCCGTTGTTCAGCCTGTTTAATGCTGTCGATAACGCTTTTTACACCTGCCCCTAAAGCTTCCATCCAGTTCGATATTTTCATATCCAATTCTTTTAATTCTTGCTTTATAGGCTCAATGTCATTTTCAGTTTGGTGTCTTTCTTTCTGGTACAGTTTCTGAACGCTTTGAACAATTTCGGCCATCCCATCAACGGAAAAACATTCTCCTAATAGATTTTTGATAGCAAGATGCTCAATGTCGTCTTTGCGAACATTTGTATTTCCACATTTCCCTTGGCACTTGTAATAGCTAAGAACTGTCTTTTCGCTGCTCTTAGGATTTGTATATGAATTTCCAGCATATAAAGCCCCGCAGTTTCCACAATAAATTTTACCTGTCAGTAAGTAGTTCACCTTAGCTTTCATCCTTCCTGGTTTACGTTTCCGCGCATTCTTCTTCTGGTTTACACGGTCCCATTGATCGGGTTGAATAATTGCCTGCACTGTTCCTGGGTTAATAACTTGTTGATCCAACGGTTTCTTATTATTCGTGTTACGTTTTCCTTCGTCATCCTTTGGTGCTGATGCGTCAAACACATAGTCACCTTTATATTTACGGTTTGAGGCCCAAGTGGCAAAGCTACTCTTTGTAAACTTACGTCCAGCTAGTGTCCTGAACCCCTGACCGTTAAGTATCTCAGCTATTTGTTCATTGGGTACATCCTTTTCGATGCAGTCAAAATAAATCTGTACGGCTCGATAACGGGCGGGATCAATAACAAGTTTACGGGTTTCTGGATCAATCTTTAACCCGTAAGGCGGCAGCCCGCCGTTATGAATGCCTTGCTCAGCATTTTCTCGCATACCTTTACGTACTTCACGTGCTAGATTCAAAGAGTAATATTCGGCCATACCCTCCAACACGGATTCAAGTACAACAGACTCAGGTGAGTTGTCCAGATGCTCAAGAACTGATTCCACTCGTACCCCATTTCGCTTTAATATTCTCTTATAGTGGGCACTGTCATATCGGTTGCGGGCAAAACGGTCCAGCTTATGTACAATAACCACATCAAAAAGATGTTTGGACGAATCCTGAATCATTCGTTGAAAGTTTGGGCGTTTATCCGTAGTGGCTGACTTTTCTTCGTCGGGGTACGAGTTTACTAATACATAACCTTTCTGTCGGCAGTATTCTTCAATTGCTCGCATTTGGGCAATTATAGATTCTTCACGTTGGTTGTCCGAGCTGTATCGTGGGTAGGCAACGGCTCGGATTAGCTTGCTAGATGTGGCCATTATTTAGCTTCACTCCAAACATATGTTCTGTATAAAGGTATATGTAAACAACCTTGCTGCCGAAAATGGCAAAGTTGATTTTAAGATTCTGGGAACAACTCAATAACACCGAGCGGATCAAACACAACAATATGCCGATCATCAGCCTTTACAGACAGGCCGTACTTTTCTGTAAAGCGGTCAATGGCTGCCTGTAAGAACTCTTCTGTGACTCCTAGATATTCGGAAAGATCATAACGGCCGGAGATGCGTGCATAATGGGCTTGTACAATTCTGTTCAGAGGTATCATGCACTGGTAGGCCCACTGTCGGGCACGCAGCTCCTGCTTGCGGTTACGTATGTCTTTCTGGTCAAGAATGTTGCCTGTACTGGTGTAGTGATGGCCGATCTCTTCAGCAAGAGTGCAGGCTTTCCCAACAGTAGTCGAGGTATACTTATTTACCCATACAATCCCATCTGAGTATAAACCTTTATTTCTAGGAAGCATTGGCATTTCGTAAACTTCTATGCTGTGTTTGTGGGCTTCTTCAAGAAGATTCTCGTATGTTGCCATGTCATCTGCCCTTTCGTTTTGACCTCACGAATTCTTTGAATCGTTCTATCTCATCCAGTTCTTCTTCTGTCCAGTCCTCTCCGTCGTGGTGAGCGGCTACGGTTTTAATTTCTGAGGAAAGTATGGCTTTTCCGGTATTTGGTTTAAGTATTGACTTATCATATCCCGCAGCTTCTAGTAAATCCTCACGACGAACTAAAATTTCGTAGGGGTTATATGCGGCCAGTTTCTCTATAAACTCGACGCCTGGTTGAGCCGTGCGAATGCCCATTAGATATTCGTCAAGTACATCAGAATCTACCCCGCTTGCTTTTGCAACTTCTTCAACTGGTTTCGATCCTACTACTATTCGTATGAAGCTCTCAAATTTAGAAAGCTCGAATCCATAGAGGACTCGCTCGACTGATACATTGAAGTAGTCAGCTACTTTTTGCATCTTATCTATAGAAGGTGAATTTTTGTCCCAGTTATATATGGCCCCATTTCCAAAACCTAATTCTTTTTCAAGCTTTGGTATGGACGTGTTGGCTTCCTTACATAAAACCCTAATATTTTCGACGATGCTCATATCAATTCTCCCTTATACAAAAATATAAAACTAAAATATTCGGGAAAACTGTTGACTACCCTAAAATATTCGGGTATATTAATCTCAACAGCTTAATTAACAGCAAAAAAGGCAATAAAAAACCAGAGGTCAAGTGACCCCAATTTAAAAAAATCGTTCCCCAACGACTTTATTTGGTTATGCCTTCTTTCTGATATTAGAATATTTTCTGTCTAGTGTCAAGAATTAAGCTGTTAATTTTACAGATTTCTACAAAGGAAGGTGAAAATATGCCGCACTACACAGAATTCGGAGCTGAGGCAAGAAAGATCATGTTTCAGCGCAATATCAAAATGAAGGATGTAGCTGAAGAGCTTGGTGTTTCAGTTACGTATGTGTCTGAAATCTTAAAAGGGACGCGTGAGGGTAAAAAGCAAAAGCCATTAATTGCTAAGCTTCTCGGTATGGAAAGCGAGGTGTGCTAATGAAAGCCCAAATTAATGCAACAGTCAGAACTGTTCCGCATCCTGAGCCGCAACGACTAATTGATCTATGGTCTCAAATTGTTTTAAAGGAGTTGCTTCAGCGCGAACAAGAAGGTGCTCTTAACAATGAAGAAAGTAATGTGAAAGGAGGTGAATAACTTGCCCCTACAAACATCTCGGCACTATGCCAGCGTGTGCGCCTTTTACTTGGATTGTGAAGCAAAAGCACGCCGTAATAAACGTTTCGGATCTATCAAGCATTACCGTAAGCAATACAAAAAGTACCGTAGCCTTCTGTACAAAGCGGTATACGAAAAGAACCCAACAGGGGTAGGAGCCTGTTAGGTTCAGCAACAAAAAAATATGATTGGCCTCATTATAACATGGGGCCGGAAGGATGGACAAATGAAAAATACAGGAATAGTTCGTAACCTTGATTCACTTGGTCGTATCGTCATCCCTATGGAGCTGCGTAAGACGCTGAAAATGGACGAGCACCAGCCTATTGAAATCTTTGTAAATGATTCTCAAATCATTCTCCAAAAGTATGCCCCTGGATGTTCACTTTGCGGCTTTGCAGATAGAAAGCTTGTCAAACTCTATCCGGACAAACTGGTTTGCACTGGATGTGTGGATATTATTGTGAGTAATCGGGACAAGTTCCATGACTCTGCCTTACCTGCAGAAGATTACGGACTTTAATTTCGGGATGGGAGGTAAGAAGGTTGAGAACTCTTACTGATTTGTTCGTTAGCGTTGCTAAGGCGGATTCAGCACGTATGGTTGCTGTTAACGCTGGCCTTATGAAGGCTGCCATTGCCAATAAGAAACGTCCGGGGTTTATCCAGGTTGCTCTAACTGATGTCGATGTTCAGGGTTTCATGCTAGGAGGTACGACAGTCGGTCTTATGGTCCTGATTGATCGGGAAGAATACGCAAAAATTGTAGCAGACCTATTGGAAGATAAGGAGCTGCCACAGTCGGAAAACAGGACAGCAGATGACGTCCAACTATAACCCCCACCTGGGGGATCGGGATGCAATCATTCAGGAGAATATGGGGCTTGTTTACTCTATCGCCAATAAGTTCATAGGTAGCTTGAATCAGAATTTTGGCCTTGATGATTTGGTTTCTGAGGGTGCGATTGGGCTGCTTAAAGCTTTTAAATCTTATGATCCCACTAAGGTAGAGGGAGGAATAAAATTTTCTACGTATGCTTACCGCCTGATTAAATGGAGTATTATGCAATTCATTCGCAATAAAGGAAGCTGCGTTAAAGTTCCTCCTTCTATTCTAAATACGATTAGCGCATTGAACAAATTGAACCTTGTTGATATTCCCCTAGAACTAATAGCTGAGCAGACGGGCTGCACGATAGAACACGCCAATAGGGTAACTCAACATGTAAATAGCTTCGGTGTGACTTCCTTGGATCAGCCAATAGGTGATAGTGATGAATCGACTTCACGAATTGATATGTTGGCAAGCGAAGCCGACTTTACCACTGTAAATGTGGAAGAGTTCATTAATTCTTTTGATCGTCGTGAACAGATTTTAATTCGCCGGCGCATGGACGGCGCGACACTTCAAACTATTGCAAATGAGATTGGTATATCGAAACCATATGCTTCTCAGCTCATGACTCGGATCGGTGAGCGTTTAAAAAAATACATGGAAAAGGGTGAGGGTGTGGCTGTATCAAGAAATGATGTTCGTCTATCGATTTTGGATGGAGTTGAGTGGTTTAGCAATATAGCTACCAGCAGTCCTTCTATTGGAATTAATAGCGCTGGTTTTTCAATAAACGGTCCTGCAGCAAAGGTGATGGGTCTTTCTGCTGGAGATTATGTGCAGGTCGGTTTCAATGATAAAAAGGCCCTTCTCATTTTTAAGAAAGCAAAGTCGGGTATTCTGCTCTCCAAGACCGTTGGAAAAAGCGGCAGCATTAGTGTAAATCGTAAGCGCTTGGGTTTTTGGCTAGAAAGTAAAGACATTGTTCACAAGCGATACGAACCGCAAGTATTTGAAGGTGAAGGAATCTATTACATTCAACTTGAACGGGCTAAGAAATGAGAGACCCCTATTTTGACGATATTCCGTGGGACATTATTACGGATGATTCTGGGGACGTGGTCGGTATAGTGTATACCTTGCTGCCTGAGCCTGACCCTAAAAGGGTTAAGCCAATTTATTTTCAGGGAGAGTGAACGGATAAATGAAGCTAGACAAAGAGTTAAACATTACCGGATATGCGCGTAACCAAGCAAGATCATCAAGCAACAATATAGCTGATCTCTTGAGCAAAATTGACCTGTCATCTGGCATGGTCCGAGATGGTCTGCTTGATGATCAATTATATATGGATTTTGTCATGAGGGCCAAAAAGGAAATTAAAGATAGCGTGTCTATGATCTATAGCTATCTACATTTGCAGGATGTTGAAGGTCATTATGACCAGGTTTTCACTCAGCCCAAATCAAAAGGAGATTGATTATATATGGCATGGTTCAGAGTTAATGTCGAAATCGGACGTTCAAAAGGCGAGTTAGAAATGGATCAGGTAGGCAACGAAAGTATAAAGTCCATTATTGAGGGTTTCTTTAGTGTTTTCGGTGCTAAGAAGTTCCCTGCTCCTATGAAAATCGAGGACAAGCCTGTAAAGGTGACAGTTAATCCTGCTCCTGAATTGAGTGATCTAGTGCTGCGGACAAAGGCCAAAGAGCCCGAAGGAATAAGCCGCAAAGTAAACTTGCTTAATTCTGAGCGGACACTATCGACTAGCTTAGGGGACAAGCTAGCTGAAGCATACAAATCTTTTGATCCAGATACTCTGCAAGCTATTTCTAATGCAACTGAATCCAATGAGGTAGAGCAGGCAAGTGTTACGCCAGATTGGTACAAAACAGGAATTAAGTATAAGGACGGTGTTCCACTTTATCGTTGCCGCTACTATTGCCAAAATCCTGAGTGCCGGAATAAAGGTAAGCATTATATCAAAGAAGATGAAACCGAAGTGAGCTGCCACAACTGCGGCGAACAACTGGAAGTCCGTCCAGCGGGTACGAACTATCCTTTGGAGCGAGACGAATGGGGAAACTTCTTTATTGCAGATGGACGAAAGGGTGAGCGCGTATGATCAAAATAAATAAGCTGGAAATCGAAAATGTCAAACGGGTCAAGGCTGTAAAAATTGAGCCAACCACATCGGGTCTGACCATTTTGGGTGGCAAGAACAAGCAGGGCAAAACGAGTGTGTTAGACTCCATTGCCTGGGCATTGGGTGGAAATAAATATCGTCCATCTCAAGCAGCCCGCGACGGTTCAGTGGTGCCGCCTTATCTCCACCTTACTCTTTCAAACGGCTTAGTCGTTGAGCGAAAGGGAAAGAACAGCGACCTGAAGGTCATCGATCCGAACGGCCAGAAAGGTGGCCAGCAGCTCCTAGATAGTTTCGTGGAAGAACTGGCTATTGATCTGCCCAAGTTTATGAATTCATCCAATAAAGAAAAGGCGAATATCCTCCTACGGATCATCGGCGTGGGGCAACAGCTTCATGAATTTGAGGTCAAGGAGCAAGAAATTTATAACCGCCGCCATGCTATTGGTCAGATTGCTGACCAAAAGGCCAAGTTTGCTAAAGAACAGGCATATTTCCCCGATGCTCCTAAAGAGCCCGTTTCTGCGTCGGAGTTAATTCGACAACAGCAGGAAATTCTGGCGCGGAACGGCGAGAATCAACTCAAGCGTCAACGTGTAACACAGATTCAGACGGAGTTCGAGCAACAAGGACGTGAGGTAGTAAGACTAACGGCAATACTTAATGCCGCTCAGGAAAAATATACCCAATTACAAACTGATCTGGGTATTGCTCAAAAAGATGCCCTTGACCTCAAGGACGAATCAACTGAGGCCTTAGAGGCTAACATCCGACAAATCGACGAGATCAACAGAAGGGTTAGAACCAATCTGGACAAAGATAAGGCCGAAACGGACGCTAGTGATTACCGTGTGCAATATGACCAGTTGACTACCGAGATTAACGGGATTCGTCATCAAAAAACGGAGCTGCTGACTAATGCAAATCTGCCGCTGCCTGGCTTGTCTGTAGCAGATGGTGAGCTGATTTACGAAGGTCAGCAATGGGACAACATGAGCGGAGCGGATCAGCTTAAGGTTTCCACGGCCATCGTTCGCAAGCTGAAACCAGAATGCGGCTTTATTCTGTTGGACAAGCTCGAACAAATGGATCTGGAGAGCCTGAACGAGTTCGGCCAATGGCTTGAACAGGAAGGACTACAGGCCATCGCAACCCGTGTAAGCACTGGGGAAGAATGCTCCATCATTATTGAGGACGGATACGTTGCGGGGCAGGAAGGTATTCAATTACAGCAGCCACCGGGCGAGATCGATCCGGGCCCCACATGGAAAGCAGGTGAATTTTAATGCAAGTGATCAGCGGTAAAGTTCTGAAAGCCAAGAAGGTTGTCATTTACGGGCCGGAGGGGATCGGAAAATCCTCTTTGGCTGCACATTTCCCGCGTCGTGTATTTATCGACACTGAGGGTAGCACGACCGAAATGGATGTGGAACGTTTGGAGAAGCCTTCAAGCTGGGAAATGCTCAAGCAGCAAGTGCAATGGGTTAAGCAACAAGGAAGCCGGTTCGGTTCCTTAATCATCGACACCATTGATTGGGCAGAAATGCTTTGTGTAAATAGCGTAAGTGCAGCCCACGGCAAAAACGGGGTTGAGGATTTTGGTTTTGGCAAAGGGTATGTTTACGTTGCAGAAGAGATAGGACGCTTCCTGAACTTTCTTCAAGACGTGGTTGATTCTGGTATCCACGTTGTGTTGATCGCTCATTCTCAGATCGTCAAATTTGAGCAGCCAGACGAAATGGGAGCTTATGACCGCTATCAACTCAAGCTTGGACAAAAGACAGGTTCAAGAACAGCGCCACTCGTTAAGGAATGGGCTGACATGGTTCTGTTCATCAATTATAAAACCTTCAGCGTTGCAACTGATAAGGATGGTAAGAAGAATAAGGCTCAAGGCGGGGTACGCACCGTATACGCCAATCATCACCCGGCATGGGACGCCAAAAACCGTCAGGGGCTACCAGATGAATTTCCATTGGACTATTCCTATATTGCTCATATCTTCAACGAGACTGTCCAACCTGTTGCTAATCCAGCGCCGGCTCCGGTTCACACTGCTACGCCTACGGTACAGAAAGCGCCGCCAATGGTAGAGGCAAGCCCTCCGCCGCAACCTCAACCGGAGCAACCACAACAGCCAACAAACAGCACGCCGGGGCCTGATCAACAATTGAATCCTAATATTCCTCGCTCTCTGCGTGATCTTATGGTTCAACATCAGGTAACGGAAAATGAAATTCAGTTGGTAGTTTTCCAAAGAAATTATTACCCCGTAGATACTCCAATCACCAATTATGATCCTGGCTTTGTTGAGGGTGTACTGGTAGGGGCATGGCCGCAAGTGTACCAAATGATTCAAGATATACGCAATAAAATTCCATTTTCATAATTTCATAACATATAGGAGGAATTATACATGAGTCAAAATACGGAAAGAGAACTGGGTTGGGACGACGAGATTCAAAAGGATGGGGGAGATGGCTTTGTTCTGCTCCCTCCTGGCGATTACAATTTCACGGTATCCAATTTTGAGCGCGGACGTTTCGGCGGTAGCGATAAAATGCCAGCTTGCAATCAAGCGAAGATGGAGATTACAGTTCACTCTCCAGAACATGGTGATGTGGTGTTAACCCATAACTTGTTATTGCACAGCAAAACAGAGGGCTTTCTTTCGAATTTCTTTGCTGGTGTCGGTCTCAAGAAGAAAGGGGAACCTCTTAAAATGAACTGGCCTGCAACGCTAGGACGTCGGGGGCGTCTGAAACTTGAGACTCGCAATTATACCTACAAAGGCGAGGCGCGTTCTAGCAACGAGATTAAGACTTTCTATGCTCAAGACGAAGTTTTGCCACAGGGGGGCTACCAACAGCAACCACAGCAGACGTATCAGCAACAACCACAATATAACCAAACTTCTCAATATAATCAGCAGGCGCAACATCAAGCCCCATTCCCAACTGGTCAACAGCAGGGTGGAGGCTTCACGCCGGGCCAGTTTTAGGGGGTAACTATGGAACTTAGACCCTATCAACAGGAGGCCCGACAGTCTATTCAGGCTCAGTGGGAACAGGACATTCAGCGGACGCTGCTTGTCCTGCCTACAGGCTGCGGGAAGACAATTGTATTTTCAAAAGTGATTGAAGACCGGGTAAGAAAGGGCGAGCGTGTGCTCGTCCTGGCTCACCGGGGTGAACTGCTTGACCAGGCATCCGATAAGTTGGAGAAATCAACCGGACTGAAAACAGCTACCGAAAAAGCGGATCAAACATCTATTGGTAGCTGGTTTCGGGTTGTCGTGGGCAGCGTCCAGACCATGATGCGTGAAAAGCGGCTGAAGCAGTTCAATAAGGATTTTTTTGACACCATTATCATTGACGAGGCGCATCATTGCTTATCGGACAGCTATCAGCGGGTACTTGATTATTTTGATCAGGCTAATGTATTGGGTGTTACGGCCACGCCAGACCGCGGCGATATGCGTAATTTAGGAAGCTACTTTCAAAGCTTGGCCTATGAATACACGTTGCCCAAAGCGATCAAAGAGGGATATCTAAGCCCGATTAAGGCCATGACAATCCCGTTACAGATCAACCTGTCAGCCGTTGGACAACAAGCCGGTGACTTTAAATCTGGCGACTTGGGCACAGCACTAGATCCGTACTTGGATTCAATAGCCGCCGAAATGTGGCGTGTCGCACAAGACCGAAAGATTGTCGTGTTCCTTCCGCTGGTCAAGACCAGTCAGAAAATTACTTCTATATTAAATGCAGTCGGCTTCCGAGCTGCGGAAGTCAACGGGGAATCACAGGATAGATCGCAGATATTAGAGGACTTTGATAGCGGTAAATATAACGTGCTGTGCAACTCCATGCTTCTCACGGAGGGATGGGATTGCCCCAGCGTAGATTGTGTTGTTGTTCTGCGGCCGACAAAGGTCCGTAGTTTATATAGTCAGATGGTTGGGCGCGGTACCCGACTATTCCCAGGTAAAACTGAATTATTGCTATTGGACTTCCTCTGGCATACAGAAAGACATGAGCTCTGCCATCCCGCACATTTAATTGCGGAAAATGAAGAGGTTGCTCAGGCTATGACTAAGCAGATTGAAGAAGCTGGTATTGCGCTGGATCTGGAAGACGTCGAAAAGAAGGCTGCTGAAGATGTTATTGCACAGCGTGAAGAGGCCTTGGCCAAGCAGCTCGAAGAAATGAAGAAGCGGAAACGAAAGCTAGTTGATCCGCTTCAGTTTGAAATGAGCATTCAGGCAGAGGATCTGTCCAGTTATGTTCCTTCATTCGGCTGGGAGATGTCTCCACCGAGTGACGCACAGGTGAAGACGTTGGAGAAGTTGGGCATTATGCCAGATGAAATCGATAATGCTGGCAAGGCAACGAAGCTGCTGGAACGTCTGGATAAACGGCGCGCGGAAGGATTGACGACACCGAAACAGATTCGCCTGCTTGAACGGTATGGCTTTGAACATGTTGGTACTTGGTCGTTCGATAACGCGAAAAAATTAATTGACCGAATCGCTGGCAACGGATGGCGAGTACCGAATGGAATTGATCCTATCAAATATCTTTCTTAACGAGATTTTTCCGTGCATCTTAGAAAAAACGATGTGTTTCTAACCAATTTTTATATGCCAAACTATTTATTGGTGGGAACAGTACATCGCGTCTAGCGTGTGATAGATCTTCACTCAGGCTTAGGTCAAATTTCTCACATAATGATTCTCGCAAATCGTCTACTGTTCTATGACTTAGCAGACCATGAATATTTACCTTCAATGATAATCCATACGGCTCTTTTATGGTCCACGTTTGATTCGGACTTGTTGTAACTTTAAGTTTTTCAAAATCAAACCTTTGAAAAATATACCTGGAAATTTCAAGTTTCATTTCCTCGGGACACATGATAGCAAAGAGCCTGTTATTTTTCTCTTTTTTGTAAATAGATATACTCTCAAACTTATTCAAAATATCACCTTCCTGATCAATTGATTAAAAATAAGCTACATGTATTAAAAAGCCACTCATATGAGTGGCAGGTCATTTGGGCCCTGGTGGCCGATATTGTCAAACCGTGCTAACCAACATACACCAACTCTCCACAAGCCACCAGGGATAGGGTAGTAATCAAAATGCTCATAAGCATCATTCCTTTCTTACGAAGGAGCGTCATTACAACAGCTATGCCAGAACTTATTAGCCCTGAAAGTAGCATGTTAAGAGACGGATTTACTTCAAGCAATTTTGTAAAGCATTCGGAGAGTGAAGGATTCGAACCTACTCCTGATGCAATCATTTTGACAGGATAATTTTACCTTGCATAGTAGCTTTGACGCAAGAAGAAGTGAGTATATGGGATAGGAGGGAAGTTGGTTTGAGCGTGTCGCTTACATTATTCAGGTAGCGAGTGGAGCGTAGTAGATTGGATTATATCTAATATGTCAGCTTATACAACGTACCTTGAGTCTTTCTTTGGCAGCGGGGCAGTGCTTTTTAACAAAGTAAAAGGAGACAATAGAAGCTTATGGAGCATAAACTGGATCTTACTGCTTTGCTGGGCCATGTTGATCCAGCGTATCTGAGTTACCAGGAATGGGTCAATGTCGGCATGGCATTGAAATATGAGGGTTATACGGCCAGTGATTGGGATGATTGGAGCAAGCGGGACAGCGGCCGTTACCGTCCCGGTGAGTGCTTCAAGAAGTGGACTTCCTTTGAAGGATCTGGCACACCCATCACCGGCGCAACGATTACCCAAATGGCGAAGGATAATGGCTGGATGCCACGTTCTGCGTTTTCGGATCGAGATGACCACGAGCTAGGATGGGATGACGAAATTTCTGGCGGTGATTATGTTGTCGTTGATAAGAATTGGATAGAGGGCAAGGAGATCCACCAGCCTTCCGCTTGGAATCCTGTACAGCAATTGACCACTTATCTGGAAACGTTGTTCGAGGCATCGGAAAATGTCGGGTATGTAACGGACACTTGGCAAAACGATGATGGCAAATACCTTCCCACAAAGGGCGCATGGGACCGTACAGCCGGTGAACTTATTCAGCTACTCAACCAAAGCGGGGGAGATATCGGCTCTGTGCTAGGTGACTATAATCCGGCAGCTGGGGCATGGATACGATTCAACCCGCTAGACGGCAAGGGTGTCAAAAACGATAATGTGACCGAGTTCCGATATGCGTTGGTCGAGTCTGACACAATGGATATTGAGAAGCAAAACGCCATCATGCGGGAACTGGAGCTGCCGATTGCTGTTATGGTCTACAGCGGCGGCAAGAGTATCCACGCAATTGTGCGGGTCGAAGCGGCCAATTACGACGAGTACCGTAAGCGGGTGGACTACCTCTATACTGTCTGTAAAAAGAACGGATTGAACATCGACAATCAGAACCGTAACCCTTCCAGGCTATCGCGCATGCCGGGAGTAGAGCGAAAAGATAAGAAGCAATTCATTGTTGATACGAATATTGGGAAAGCGAGCTGGGCCGAATGGCATGAGTGGATAGAAGGAGTCAATGACGATCTTCCAGACCCTGAAAGCCTGACGGACTTTTGGGACAACATGCCGGTGCTGTCTCCACCTTTAATACATGGCGTATTGCGGCAAGGTCATAAGATGCTGCTGGCGGGACCATCAAAGGCAGGTAAGTCGTACAGTCTTATTGAGCTTTCCGTTGCAATCGCCGAGGGCAAAAAGTGGTTAGCGTGGCAATGTACACAGGGGAAGGTGCTGTATGTGAACCTGGAGCTTGATCGGCCGAGTTGCCTGCACCGCTTCCGTGATGTTTATACAGCGCAAGGATTGGAGCCACGGCACATCAGCAATATCGACATATGGAACCTGCGGGGGAAGTCAGTACCGATGGACAAGCTGGCCCCCAAGTTGATTCGTCGCGCAGCCAAGAAGAATTATATTGCTGTTATTATCGATCCGATTTATAAGGTCCTGACAGGCGACGAGAACAGCGCCGATCAGATGGCCCACTTTACGAACCAGTTCGACAAGATTGCAACGGAGCTGGGGGCGGGCGTCATTTACTGCCACCACCATTCCAAGGGTTCGCAGGGTGGCAAGAAGTCTATGGACCGCGCTTCTGGTTCCGGGGTATTTGCCCGAGATCCTGACGCGTTGATTGACTTGGTGGAGCTGGAGGTTACGGAAGCGCTGCTGAAGCAAGAAGAGAATAAGGCGATTTGTGCCATGTATCAGCAGCTCTTTGAACAGCACAACCCGGCATACCTGCAGGAGCATGTATCACAGGATGATCTGCTCAGTGCCAAAGCTATAGAAGACCACGCCAAGCGTGCCATGCCGCACGTCATGACGAATATCATGCCAACCATAGAGCAGGTCCTCAAGGCTGTAAAAGTTCGATCAGCATGGCGCGTGGAAGGTACACTGCGGGAGTATGCCAAATTCGACCCGGTTAACATGTGGTTCCAGTATCCGGTGCACCGTATCGACGAAACAGGCAGCCTACAGGACATTGATCCAGATAGTGAATCTTCAAAACCACCTTGGCAAAAGGCATCTGGTAAGCGGAAGGACAAGGCCAAGGAACAGCGTAGGAGCAAGGCAGAAGAATTTGAGGAAGTCGTAAATAACTGTAACTTTGGTGAACCACCGACCGTTATGGATATTCTGGCATGGTATAGCTCAACTGGGAAAGAGGTTGCTGAACGTACTGTGAGGGACTGGATAAAGAAATATGGGTATGAAATTGACCGTTCTATTGGGTTCCGTATCGTCAAAAAAGAAGAAGAGTAATTGCGGCGGCAATCATGTTTTATGGTGGTTGCAAAAACTTGCGGCAATCATCATTTTATGGTCGCCGCAAGTTGCGAAACATGATTGCCGCAATTCCGCAAAAAGTTGCGGGGATTTTGATACGTGATGATTGCCGCAAGTTACGGCGGCGACCACTATATATAAATATATAAGGAATAAGGGAGGGGGTATAAAAATCCCCCTCCCCCTTCCCCTAAATTTATGGGGAAACCCGCCGCAAAACAAAAGTTAGAAAATGGAAGTGATAATATGACGACTGAATTCTTCATGCCGATGAAACCGCCGACCGCTACACATCAGGAGAAGCAGGTTAGCTGCAAGAATGATAAGCCCGTCTTCTACGAACCAGCCAACCTTAAAGCGGCGCGGGCGAAACTAACGGCTCACCTGGGTAAACATGTGCCAGAGAAAAAGTATAGCAGCGCACTTCGTGTGGTCGTGAAATGGCTGTTTCCGATCTCTGAGGGCAGCAAGCATTATGATGGCGAGTGGAAGATAACAACGCCAGATACGCACAACATGAATAAGCTGCCGTTCGACATTATGACGGAATTGGGTTTCTGGACTGATGATGCCATTGTGGCCAGTGAAATCATAGAAAAGTTTTGGGCGAAGGTGCCAGGTATATATATCCGTATCGAGGAGTTATAGCCTATGGATTACGGGGCGTTTTACCGGGATGTTGTTGAATGGATTGGTCAAGTCAATGAGGCTGCCATGAAGTTCGGTATGAGTAATGCTGATTTCTGGAGCTGGGTGGCCGATTCTTCTGGATCGATCTGCAAGAAGTACCAGGATAACCGGCTGGCGATCAAGCAAATGATTATGTTGGTGGAATGGCTTGAGGAAGTTTATGAGAGGCAGAAAAAAACAGGATGATTTGTCCAGAGTGTTGCAATGAGATGGACGAGATTCAATCCGATGTGTATCAGTGTCAGTGTTGTGGCTTTCTGGCCGAACAGATGAGCTGGGATATAGATCAGGACGGAATAGAGAGGGTGAAAGAATCATGAATAAACAGGAGATTGCACGTATTGCTGCTGAGACTGCACTAGAATTTTATAAAAAGGAGCAGGAACGGCAAAATAAATTTAAAAGAGATCGACGGCTGAGAAACACAAAGATGCTACTTCGCAATTATCGCAAATTTAAAATACATTGTGGTTCTAATGTGCAAGAGCTTGAAGAGTTAAAGGACCCTGACTCTTTCGAGTATCTGGACACTGATGATCTGGCTATTGAAGCAATTATAAAAAATAAAGAGCGTACAGCAGCTATGGTGAGGTACATTGACCGGATGCTTGAAATCTATCAGATCCTGTCCGAGAAATCGAAGAAGCCAGAAGATATACGACGGTTCAAAATACTGTTTGATTTATATGTTTCAGAGCAGGAAAAAACAGTGGAAGACCTTAGTGACTGTCACAAAATCAATAAAAGATCGATTTACCGGGATATCAATAAAGCCTGTGAAGCCTTTTCCAGCTTGCTTTTTGGGGTGGATGGCATTCGATTGATCAGTTAAACATCGTGTCACTAATTGACCATTTACGGTGTCATTCTGAAAATGCTAATATGATAGTGTGCAAAAATTATAAATCGAGCTAATCATAAGGAGTCCTTCATGATGAAGGGCTCTTTTTGTGCCTAAAGACCAATAAACAGAACATTTGCTCTTTTTTTTCTTGAGTTTTTATTATTCATACAAAACCAACACAACGCCGGGGGTGGTGATCCATGTAGTGGCTGAGCAACGTTTACTAGCCAAAGCCGACTATCAAAGCGGCATGAAATACAAAGAGATTGCTGAGAAATACGACGTTTCCCTGAATACCGTCAAGAGCTGGAAGCAGCGCTACGGCTGGGAGCGAAAAAAGGGTGCACACAAACAGAAAAGGGTGCACACAAATAAAGGCGGTGCACCCCCGGGCAATCAGAATGCTAAGGGTAACCGAGGCGGACCCGGCGGTCCGTCGGGCAATGACAAGGCCGTCACTCATGGCTTATTCCAGAAGTATCTGCCTGCTGAAACGCTGGCAATCATGGAGCAGCTGCAAGAGAGATCACCGCTGGATATGCTATGGGACAACATCATGATCCAGTATACGGCCATTATCCGGGCCCAGCAGATCATGTATGTAAAGGACCAGAAGGATATGACGAAAACGCTGGTCGAAGAGAAAGACGGCAATGTCTTTGGTCAGAAGTGGGAAGTGCAGCAGGCCTGGGATAAGCAAGCGACCTTCTTACAGGCCCAGAGCCGGGCTATGTCCGAACTGCGGAGCTCCATACGTCAGTATGAGGAAATGTGCCGCCAGGGCAAAGCTGATCAGGAACAGCAGCTACGGCTCCAGAAGCTGAAGGGTGAAGTGGCTCTGCTGAATAAGAAAGTGGACAGTGACGAGGATAAGCCAATCGAGATCCTGATCAAGCGTAAGGGTGACAGCTCATGATTGAGAAAGAAGTTAACCCGCACTTTGAGGACTTTCTTTTCGATTGGCAGCACAAGTATTACTTCCTGGTTGGCGGGTACGGGTCCAGCAAGAGCTATCATGTGGCCTTGAAGCTGATCCTGAAGCTGTTGAAGGAGAAACGCACGGCCCTGGTAGTCCGCGAGGTGTACGACACGATACGGGATTCATGTTTTGCTTTGTTCGAGGATATATGTACGGAGATGGGGCTGGATGACAGAATTAAATTCATCACCTCGCCCATGCAAATCCGATTCCCGAATGGCAGCAAGATCATATTCAAGGGAATGGATAAGCCGGCTAAGCTCAAGTCTATTCACAACGTCAGTATCATCTGGATTGAGGAATGTAGCGAAGTGAAGTATGAGGGCTTCAAGGAACTGATAGGCCGTCTCCGTCACCCAACACTCAAGCTGCATATGATCTTGTCCACCAATCCGGTCAGTACGGCCAACTGGTGCTATAAGTTCTTTTTTCGGGACCGGAAGAAGAACATACTTGCCCTGGATGACGAGCAGCTATACAAGGATCGGGTTGTGGTGGTCAATGACACGATGTATCATCATTCCACTGCCGACGATAATCTGTTCTTGCCGCCGTCATACATTGAGCAGTTGGAAGAACTGAAGCAGCATGATCCTGACTTGTACCGTGTGGCTCGTAAGGGGCGCTTTGGAGTCAACGGTAAGATTGTCCTACCGCAGTTCGAAGAGTGGCCGCATGACGCTGTCATGGAAGCCGTAAAACGTATCCGTAACCCAATAGACCGGGCAGGGATGGACTTCGGATTTGAAGAATCCTATAACGCTCTGCTCAGGCTCACCATAGATCATGATGCCAAGATACTCTATATCCATTGGGAGTATTACCGTAACCAAATGACAGATGACCGGACCGCTGAGGACATTACCGAGTTCAAAGAGGCGGGTGAGCTGATACGGGCTGATAGCGCTGAGCCAAAGACTATTCAGTTCTTCAAGCAGATGGGTTTCCGTATGAGGGCCGCCAAGAAGTTTGCAGGCTCACGATTGCAATACACCAAGAAGGTGAAGCGGTTCAAGAAGATCATATGCTCCAGCAATTGCCCGAATACGGTAGGTGAGCTGAAGGAGCTGACATATGCAGTAGACAAAGCCGGTGAGATTATTGAGGACCAGTTTAACATTGACCCTCATACCTTCTCGGCTATTTGGTATGCCCTGGATGATTACGAGGTCGCAGACCTGAAAGGCGCTGGGGTATCATTCCGACGATGAGAGGAGGGAAATTATGAGTACACTGCAGGAGATTCTGGACAATCTGGACGCTAATGCGCCGCTGACGTTGCCGGAGATTATCCGCATGGAAGTCAGTGCCTGGATAGCGTCGGATGAACGTAAACGGATGCTCGAAGGGAAACGGTACTACCGCGTTAAGAATGACATCCTGGATCGCCGCCGGCAGACGATTGGTGATGATGGGCGACTGATGGATGAGCATAATCTGGCCGATAACCGGATTCCGCACGGGTTTGTTCGCAAACTGGTTGATCAAAAGACCGGTTATTTGCTGGCCCGGCCATTCGTGGCCAAGACGGAGGATAAGGCATACCAAGATGAGCTGGATAACTACTTCGGTAAGGCATTCAAACGCACCCTGAAAAATATCGGCAAAGACGCTATCAATTGCGGAAAAGGCTGGATGCAGGTCTACTATAATGAGGCAGGAGAGCTGTCATTTATGAGGCTCCCGTCAGAGGAGTGCCTGCCGATCTGGCAAGACTCAGCTCATACGGAGCTGGCGGCGTTCATTCGTGTCTATGACGTGGAAGTCTATGTCGCTAAGACGAAACGGATTATTCGCCGCATCCAGTGGTGGGACCAAGACGGCATGAAACTCTTCGAAGAAGACGGGCAACTGAAGCTAATCGAAGAGACGTCACACTTTTCTTATGTGGATGGTACAGAGGTCAAGCCTATGAACTGGGAGCGGCTGCCGTTCATCTGCTTCAAGTACAACGACGAGGAGCAGCCGCTGCTGGATCTGATTAAGCAGCAGGTGGATGACTACGACAAACAGAAGTCAGGCAATGCCAATAACTTGGAGGATCTGCCTAACAGTATCTACGTGGTTAATAATTTCAACGGTACGGGTGCCGGAGAATTCCGCAAGAATATCGCACTGTATCGTGTGGCGTTCGTGGACAACGAAGGCGGGGTCGAGACGATCAGCCTGACCATCGATACTGAAGCCTACAAGAATCACATGGATGAGCTCCGTAAGAATATCTACGAATTCGGCCGGGGCGTCGATACGCAGCGGCAGGAGATGGGCAACGCCTCCGGTATTGCGCTGAAATTCCTGTATGCGGATCTCGACATGGATATGAACGACATGGAGTCCGAATTCCAGGCTGCCTTGGAGCAGCTTCTCTGGTTCGTCGATACCCATATCGAAAATACAGGCGGCGATGACTATTCTGAGAAGGATGTCGAATTCATCTTCAACCGTGATATCGTCATTAACGAAACTGAGGCCGTCACCAATGCTAAAAATAGCGTAGGGGTCATCAGTAACCGGACCATCGTGGCTAACCATCCGTGGACGACAAATACAGATGACGAGCTCAAGCAAATCGAGGAAGAGAAGGAGAGCGCCGCAGCGGATCTTGCTGCATACGGCGGTATAGGAGGAGGTGCACCTGATGCTGGAACAGAAGACGATCCGACTGGTGAACGAACTGATTCAGGGAATGACTAGGTTCTGTATAGACTCCTATTCGACGGCTCAACCTGTGTGCTCCGATGATGTCCGGGCGCTGGCTGAGCTCGTTTCTTCGGTTAATGTACCTGCTGAGCCTCCTATTGGGTCCACAGAGGCAATAGGGTTTAGTGTCCCAGGCGGTGACGCTGAGTGAAGTCGGAGGAATACTGGTCCAAACGGATGGAAGTTCTGAATGAAGCCCAGTTGAAGAAGGGCGAGGACTACATCAAGGCACAGAGCGCCGAATATGACAAAACGCTAGCCAGGATCAATAGGGAAACAGAGTCTTGGTATGCACGCATGGCCAAGAATAACGAAATCAGCATGGCTGAAGCACGCAAGCTGCTGAAGGCAAATGAGCTGAAGGAATTCCGCTGGTCGGTAGAGGACTATATCAAAGCCGGCAGGGAGAATGCCATCGATCAGCGCTGGATGAAGGAACTGGAGAATGCCAGTGCCAAGGTCCATATCACACGGCTGGAGGAACTGCAGCTGAAGATCAGGCAAGAGGTCGAGGTGCTGACGGCTCGCCAGGTACGAGGGGCTACTGGAGTGCTTGGCGATATTTACGAGGATGGTTATTACAAGGGCATTTATGAGGTGCAGCGTGGAGCAGGAAAGGGCATTCCCTTTGCTAAATTGGATGGTAAGCAGATCGATAAGGTGCTTGCTAAGCCCTGGGCTCCAGATGGCCGTAATTTCTCAGCCCGAATATGGGGAGACAGGGACAAGCTGATGGCAGAGTTGCAAACCTCGCTAACGCAAAACCTGATTCGTGGGGAGCCGTCAGATAAGGTCATATCCGCTTTTGCAGAGCGGATGGGCGTAAGTAAACGTAATGCGAAACGGTTGATACTGACGGAGGCTGCCTATTTCAGTGGCCAATCCCGGATGGACGGGTACAAGGCACAAGGGGTAAAGAGCTATAGGTTCGTGGCCACGCTGGACAGCCAGACGTCCAATCCCTGCCGTGAGATGGACGGGGAGGTCATACCGATCAGTGAGGCCCAGCCAGGTGCTAACTATCCTCCGCTGCATGCCTATTGCCGATCTACGACGATCCCTGTGTTTGATGACGAGGCAGAGGATTCGGAGGAGCAGCCTCATGAGCGTGCAGCACGCGGTACAGATGGCAAGACTTATAGAGTGCCTGCGGACATCTCCTATAAAGAGTGGGCAGCCAAGCATGTACCGAAGGATGACGTTCCTGAGCCTCAAGCGGCAAGGGAGCTTAAATTCAGTGAAATCGAGATTCCGGGAACGCCAGGCACTCCTATTCCGCCGAGACGAACCGATCAGCAGCCCGTGACGGTGCCTGAACCTGTAGAGCCGCCGGCAGTCAGAACGACGACTCCGCCAGAACCTGATTTTGAAGAAATCGACGTCCCTGGATCACCGCAGCAGGGAGTGCCGATTCCTCCGAAGCTTTCCGAACCAGAAGAGGCGGCTGTGTCCCGGTATATCGGCAGCGAGTCGTATGTGCTGAATGAAAAACTGCGAGAAGGTAAACCACTGAGCAGTGATGAAATGCAGTGGGTTCAGCATTTAGACAGTGCGCTGAATAAAGTTCCGCGATTCACGGGCGATCTTACACGCTCGATATACTTAGCTTCGATTGCGGATGTTGAGGAATTCATGCAGGACATCACCCCTGGAGCCGTGATACAATATCCTCAATATGTATCAACGACAGCAGGCGCGATGTATAATGCTAAAGGCCAAATCCATTACTACATTCTGAATGCCTCTATGGGTGCCGATCTCAGATCCTATAATCCGGGTGAGCTTGAGGTGCTTTACGGCAGAGACTTCCCGTTCGAAGTCGTCAGTATTGAGGTGATCGATGGCGTGTACCATATTTTGCTTCGGGAGCTGAGGAAATGAGCAAGGACAAATACACGGACCCTCGCTGGAATGACCTGGGTCGACCCAAAGTAATTGGACATCGAGAAGTTTCAGAGAAAGAGCAAAAGGAAAACAACGAACAACTACGAGAACACCTGAAGAAAATCGGTGTTCTGAACAATAAAAAGGATTGAAGCACTCACGCTGAGGCGAGGGTGCTTTTTTATATTCCAGGAGGTGGGCTTGTGCCACAACGGTATATGAAAAAGGTATACGTCGACGTAATTGAGTTCACGAATACAGCTGAGAATCACAAGGCGATCATCGATTTTGCGGGGTTGCCGATTAGCGTAGAGTACACCAGCGACGGCGTACAACTGCGAGTCATCCGAGGTGCTTACAGTGTTCTGGTCGCCAAACAGGACGAGTGCATAGTCAAAGAGAGTGACGGAACACTGCGGATTTGTACCCGTGAGGTACTAGAAGCCGAATACGACTTGGCTGAAACCGAATAATTGGGCCTTAGCTGAGACTGCTAGGGCCTTCGTCGTTTCCCACGACGCGAATAACGGGACATCACCGGACGCGACCGGGATACCAAGCGAAGATGAAAATGGAGGGATCAACCATGAACAAAGATCAATTTATTGGGTTGGGTCTGACTGATGAGTTGGCGACGAAAGCGGCGGCTGCTTCTACGGAGGAGCTGAAGGGGTTCATTCCGAAAGCACGATTCGACGAAGTGAACGACGCCAAGAAGCAAGCTGAACAGGACCGAGACAAAGTATCCGGCCAACTTGAGGACCTGAAGAAATCTGCCGGCGATAATCAGGCGCTGAAGGATCAAATTACGAAGCTGCAAGGTGATAACAAGACGGCTAAGGAGCAGTATGAGGCGAAGGTAAAAGACCTGCAGCTGACAACGGCTATTAAGCTGGCACTGACTGGCCAAGCTCATGACTTGGACATCGTTTCTGGGCTTCTGGACAAAACGAAGATTGAGCTGGATGACAGTGGAACCGTAAAAAGTGGACTGGATGACCAGGTAAAAGCCCTGCGTGAGAACAGAGGATTTTTGTTTATTCCGGAAGACGGCAATAAGCCTAAATTCAAGGGTGCCAAACCGCCAGAGGGTGGAGACCCGAACGGAGGCGGTGGAGAAGCAAGTGCTGGAGCCGGTTTTGCAAAATCGGCAAATGAGAGCGGTAAAGCCCCCGCAGCCGCGCCAAATCCTTGGGGCTAAGAAAGGAGAATTAGTATGTATGTGAAAAGAGAAACTGTATCGCAGCCGAATTTCTTGGCAAGCCAGAAATATACTGCGTTTACGTACCAGGTTGACAACACTGGTGTGACGCCGGATGCCAAAGGTCGCAAAATCGTACCTGCAGGTACGGTCTACCCTGCAAATGACGGAACGGCCTTCGGCTTGCTGCTGAATGATGTGGACGTGACGACGGGACCGCAGCCAGGCTCTGTACTTGTGGAAGCATGGGTCCTGGAGGCGCGCTTGCCTGTACCACCAGCAGCGGAAGCCAAGACGGCCATGAAGGGCATCAAATTTAAAAAGGTCGTGTAATCGACCGAGAGGGAGGATATTCAAATATGTCTACAGTATTGGAATTGTTCGCACAGAAGGAGATCCTGAACTATCTTAAGAACAGGCAGTACCCGGCACTCCTGGGGGAGACGCTGTTCCCGGAGATTAAAAGGCAGTCGTTGGAATTCGACGCTATTGTCGGCGCTAACCGTATTCCCGTGATCGCCTCAATACACGGATTTGATACTGAATCAGAGATCGGGAGCCGTGAAGCAGGCAAGATGATGCTGGAGTTGGCGCTGATCAAGCGTAAGCTGAGAATGGGAGAGAAGGAAATCATCGCCCTGGAATCCCCGCGTAATGAAGCAGAAAGGCAATACCTTATGAGTCAAGTATTCAACGATATAGACATTCTGGTCGCTGGTGTTCGCGCTCGTGCCGAAGCCATGCGTATGGAAGTGTTGGCAAACGGTACTGTGACGCTGGATGAAAATAATCTTTCTGCAACAATTGATTACGGCGTTCCATCGGCTCATAAGCTGGTGCTGAGTGGTACTGATCTTTGGTCTGATCCCGCATCCGACCCTATTGAAATCCTTGCAGAGATGTCGGCAACTCTGGATGAGAAGCCGACGCGGGCCCTTACTTCCACTAAGGTACTTAGTGCAATGGTAAAACACCCGAAGGTAGTCGGTGCCTTGTACGGGGTCAACGGCAGCAGCCGTATGGCCAGCCGCGCAGAACTGAACAGCTATCTGCAACAGCTTGAACTGCCGCAGATAGCGGTCTACGATGGCAAGTACAAGAAGCAGGGAGCGAACGGCACGTACACCACTAACCGATACTTCCCGGAAAATAAAATCTCATTGTTTGGTCCTGACAAGTTGGGCGATACAATCTACGGTCCGACTGCTGAAGAAGTTCGCCTGACTCGTGATCCTTCCATCCAGACACAGACGATTGGCAATGTATTGGCGATGGTCTACGAGGAAGGTAAAGACCCAGTGAGTACCTGGACGAAGGCCGTAGCAACTGCGCTGCCAAGCTTCCCGGAAGCGGACAACGTCTTCCAGGCGCAAGTATTGTAAAGGGGTGATCGACAATGTTGGTTGAGGTAAAGGAAATTCAGGTACGGCATGACGGGACGCTCTACGAAAAGGGAGCGTCTTTTTCATTGACAGCTAAGCAGTATGAGCGCATTAAGGCGCACGTTACGGTACTGGATGAAAACGACGAGAACACAGAGCCGGGGCAAGATGTTGACGAAATGACGGTACCTGAGCTCAAAGCTCATGCTGAGAAGCTGAAAATTGATCTTGGCGAGGCAACGAAAAAGGATGAAATCCTGGAGAAAGTCAAGGCGGCTGTTGCGGCCAATTAAGGAGGGCCGTTATGAAGCTTGAAGACGAGGTTTTTGAGTTGATTCGGCGAAGGCTGAAGTTACCTCCAGATAACACGGTATTGGATAGTACGATCGAGATGTACATGGACGAGATTAAGCAGCGGATTATCAACTATACCCATCAACTAGCGATTCCGGCAGGTCTCAAATACACCTGGTCGAATATGGTCATTGATCTGCTGAAGGTCCGTGATTTTGCTTTGCCAGAAGTAGCAGCGCTGCTGGGCAAAGACGCCGTAGAGGTCAAGATCGGCGACACATCGGTAAAGCTGGGTAGCACAGGAAGCGTTGCGGTTGAAACGATTGTGACCAGTTACGCTCCTGAGTTGCGTCGTTATCGGCGAATGGGGTGGCAGGGGTGATTAATTACGACCGTTACCGTGCTGCACTGGAGCTCACCTATGAGGATTCATGCGCTGTGTATCGCTATCAGGATGCCAAGGACCCAGCCAGCAGGGAGACGAAGCAGACAGCGGTCATGATTTATGAGTCACTGGCTTGCCGACTATCCCAGACAGGTCTGGCTAAAAACGGTCAGTCAGATGTGCAGAACGATACGCAGTATGACGCCAAGCTATTCCTGAACCCTGAAGTGGATATACAACAGGGGGACATGATCCTTGTGACGCGAAGGGCACGCCTCGATGTGCCTGAACGTTTCGTGGCAGGGGAACCCTTTCCGCCGTACCTAACGCACCAGGAGGTCAACTTGACATACAAGGAGTGGGCCTAATGGCAGGATTGGGTACTTTTGATTTTAGCGAGTTTCAAAAATTCGGCGATGACCTCAAAGCTATGGAGCGTGCCTGGCCGAAATTTTTGAAAGAATGCACTGAGGAGCTGGCGAACCGGCTGCTAGCCAAAGCCGTTCTGCGGACACCCGTCCGAGATGGTGACCTGCGCCGTGGTTGGACCATTAGTCAGATTAACATGACATCGACAGGCGCTGAGATTGAGGTTTTTAATTCAGTGCTGTACGCAGCTTATGTGGAATATGGCCACAGGCAGACTATAGGCAGATTCGTGCCAGCCATCGGGAAGAGGCTGAAGGTAGGCTGGGTTGAGGGTCAATTCATGCTGACACTCTCTACACCGGAACTGGAGCGTGAGCTGCCGGCGATTGTGGAGAGGCGTCTGGAGCGTTTTATCACGAGATACTTAGGGAGGTAGTGCCGTGCAAATCACTTTTAACACAGTGCGGTATGCTGTGCATGCAGCGCTGGACTCGACCTTCCCTGACATCCCGATAAGCGGCGAGGAGATCAAGCAGAATCTTGATCCACCTCGCTTTTTTGTGCGGCTTCTGGAGCCTGCACACACGCAGGAGTTGGGGCGGCGTTATCGCCGCGACCATCCCTTTGTGATCCGGTATTTTGCCCCTGAACGTGCAAATGAAGACATGTACGACATGGCAGAGCAACTGACAGGTGCGCTGGCGTGGATCGACATTAACGGCCGGAGATACCCAGGGCAGAGCATGCACTATCAGATCGTCGACGAGGTGCTGAACTTCATGGTTACTTACTCGCTGCTGGTGTGTGGGCAAGAGCCGGATGATCCGAAGATGCGGAGATTGAGACAGGAGGGAAGTCTGAAATGAGTGAGGAAAGAGTTGTTAAAGGCGTCGAACCCAAGAAGGAGCCTGCATACAGCAAAACGCAGCTGCTGACAGCCAAGCGCTTCGAGCGCGTGGACAAGGATGTACTTGCAGCCATCCTGGATGATGAGGAAAAGTATTCCATCGCTGAGGTGGAAAAAAGGATAAAGATTTTTAACGCGAAGGAGGCTAAATGATGGCTGGAGGCACTTGGACAGTACAAAATAAAAAGATACCAGGCATATATATGAACTTTGTGTCAGAAGCCGCCCCGCTTGGAACCTTGGGTGATCGAGGCGTTGTCAGCCTTCCACTTTCTTTAAGCTGGGGGCCATCTAAAACACTTGTTGCTATCGATGCTGGTGCTAATGTATTTGACGTCCTTGGATACGACATTACAGATCCTAAATTGATCTTGATTAAAGAGGCATTTAAAAATGCTAGCCGTGTTCTGTTATACCGGTTGAACACAGGGACAAAGGCAACCGTAACGGCGGGTGTATTGAGCGCTACAGCCCTTTATGGAGGAGTTAGAGGCAATGACATTACTGTAGTGATTGAGGCTAATGTAGACAATACATCTAAGTTTGATGTCGTTACTATTTTGAGCGGTACAGAAATGGATCGTCAAACGGTAGGCACGGCTGGCGAACTGGTAGCGAACAATTGGGTAACCTTCAGCGGGACTGCTGGTGCATTAACCGAAACAGCAGGCGCGCCGCTTGTAGGTGGCTCGGATGGTACGGTTGCAAATGGTGACCATACCGAATATTTGACTAAAATTGAGGTTCAAAACTTCAATACGATTGGTCTTACTTCTACGGACGCAACCCTTAAATCCGTTTATGTCGCATTTGCGAAGCGCCTGAGAGACGATGAGGGCAAATACATTCAGGTAGTCTTGCCTGAATACCCTAAGGCCGACTATGAGGGCGTAATTAGCGTTAAAAATGGCGTGGCGTTAACTGATGGTACTACACTAACGGCGGCAGAAGTTTGCGCATGGGTAGCCGGGGCAACAGCGGGGGCCAACGTTAATGAATCCCTGACAAACAAGGCGTATGAGGACGCTGCTGATGTAGTAACAAAGTACACCAGAACCCAACTTGAAGCTGCGGCTGATGCTGGTGAGTTTGTCTTCACAACAAGACCAGATGGTACGGTAATCGTCTTGTACGATATTAATACCTTGACGAGCTTCACACCGAAAAAAGGTAAACTCTTCCGCAAAAATCGTGTGATACGCGTTCTGGATGCAATAGGGATTGACTATCAAACTATCTTCAGTAAGTTCTATGTTGGCAAGGTCAGCAATAACGACATTGGCCGTAATCTATTTAAAAATGAATGCGTGAATTATATGGAAGATCTTCAAGATATCGAGGCTGTTCAAAATTTTGATGCTCAATCAGATATCGCAGTAATTAAAGGTGACGAATCTGATGCGGTTCTTATTAAACAAGCCATTCAACCAGTTGACAGCGCAGAGAAGTTCTATTTTGAAATTACGGTCAGCTAAAGGAGGGGAAATCTAAATGTTCATGAATGTCGAAGACGCGATTAGCGGAAAAATGGCCACTGCCCACGCAACTATTGAAGGTGAAGTGCACGAGCTTTTCTACGCTAAAACCGGGGAAGCAACAGTAGAAAAAAATAAAGTGGATGTTCCGATCCTCGGCAAAACCAACACCCCTCAACGGGGGTCTGGATGGTCAGGAAACGGAACAATGACCGTGTATTATGTAACGTCTGTTTTTCGAAAATTGATGCTGAGATACATTAAGACCGGTCAGGACTTTTGGTTTGATCTGATGATTACTAACGAACAGCCTGGATCAGCAACCGGAAAACAAACCGTGATTGTTAAGGAGTGTAACTTGGATTCACTTGTAATCGCGAAGTTCGACGCGACGACTGACGATATGCTTGATGAAGAGCTACCTTATACATTCGGTGATGTTGACATGCCAGATGAATTTAATACCATTACGGGCGCCTAATTGGCGCCTCACCCTACTAGGAGGATAAAATTATGAGTTTACAAGAGTTTCTGAATGCTAATCTGGTGGATGGGATCACTGATGAGGTAGCCGTTTCGCACCGCTTTGTGGACAAGGATAAGAAGCCCCTTTTGTTCACGATCAAGGCTATGACGGATGTGGAATTTAACGATCTGCGTAAAGCCTGCACCGCGATCAAGAAGGGACGTAAGGTTGAATTCGATTCACAGCGATTTAATTTGCAGACGGTTATTCGGCACACGGTGAATCCGAATTTCCGGGACGCCGAGAGCCTGAAAAAGCTCGGCTGTGCTAGCGCCGAAGAATATGTGCAGAAGGTCTTGCTGGCAGGGGAGATTGCCACCTTGTCACAGAAGATTAGCTCGCTCAGCGGATTTGATATTGAAATGGAAGATTTAGTCGATGAGGCAAAAAACTAATTAAGGAGGACTCTGACGCCAGTTATGCATACTACGTCCTCCACCAATTAAAAAAATGGCCTAGTGAATTTATGAATCTGCCGATCCGGGAGAAAGCTTTTGTCATAGCAGCCATCAACGAAAAAGTTGAGAAGGAGAAGCGGGAACGGAACAAGCCGAAGCCAAAAGGGAAGAAAAAATAATCTCCTGAGAAATTTACCCTGTGGTAGAATATAGGAAAAACGGATCAGGAGGGCTTCGGCAGATGGGATTGTTTCGAAGGAAAAAAGCGGATCGATTCACAGCAACGCTGTATCATGTGATTGGCTTACCTTTAGCAGAAAACACAATTTGTCAATTAAATGTGGTATCTGACAAACTGACTATTGTCAGCGGTAGTTCTGAATTCAACTTGAATTTGAATCAGCTCAGGGCGGCTGATTATAAAATGGATGTGGAAATATCACAAATTGTTGAAAGTAGCGCCTTAAAAGGGGTGGCTGGAGGTTTGCTTTTCGGTCCAGTTGGCGCGATTATTGGATCTATGCCAAGCAGTAAAGAGAAAAGAGCAGTAACGGGTTATTTAATCCTGAATTATCTTAAATCCAACGGAGAATTGGCGTCATTGCTATTTTCAGATGAAGCAAAATCTCTGGAAGCAGCAAGGTTTATTGATAATTTACGCCCCCTGCTCCCAGTCCTGGAAAAACAAACATACGAATTGTAAAAAACGAAGTCGCCCGAGTGGCGGCTTCTTTTTGTGTGAAAGAGGTGAATTGATTGCCTACAGTAGCTGCAACGATACAGATGATGGACAGATTCAGTGCTCCGCTGCGGCGTGTTAATAATCAAGTTCAGGCTGCAATTAGCAGCTTGGAGCGTATGCGCCGCTTAGTGGAACGCCCCGTGAGAAATCTCAACATAAAGGTTCATGTTGACGACTCCGATGCTTTACGTACCGCATCTCGAATCCGCGGCCAAATCGAATCTCATCTCAGAGGGATTACGGCGCGTGTAGAGTTGCAGGTAAATGCTCAGCTAACAGGAGCTATGGGTAGCTTGGACTCGACTATGGAGCGGCTGCGCCTTGAAGTGCAGACGCTCATAGCGACACTCCAGAGTGGAGGAGGCCCAGGTCCTGGTCCTGGTCCCGGGGGCGGTGGGGACGGCGGGCTTATTTTTGGTGGCTTTGGCAAGTTGATGGGGCTGGCGGCTGGACTATTCGGCGGCGCGGCTCTAGTCAACGGCACCGTAGGGGGATCTGCAAGACAGCAGCAGATGCAGGGCAGCCTACAAGCTCAAACAGGTGTGGATCAGGGACAAGCCGCTGCCATGATGCAGGATGTAAACAGCATCTATGCTGCTGGCTGGGGCGAAACCCTTACTGGCATAAGTAATGACATGGCAACCGTCCGGCAGAACCTGAATGGCTTGTCTCAAGATGCGGCGACAGCTTTCACACAGTCGGCGTATGCTGTAGAGCGAGTAGCCAAAGGACAGACGGAAATCAGCGAGTTATCCAAAGTTACGCGTACGCTCATGGCCAACTTCAACGGGCTTGGTGAAACGCAGGCGCTTGATCTGATTACGACTGGGTTTCAAAAGGGCGGGAACTACGCTAATGACCTGCTGGATACAGTGAATGAATACGGTGTCCATTTTGCCGGACTTGGCATGAGCGCTGAGCAAATGTTTGCAACGCTGATTGCGGGGAGCCAACAAGGGGCCTGGAATCTGGACAAGGTCGGGGATAGCGTCAAGGAGAGCTTCATTAGAATGCAAGATTTGTCCGACACGAGCACTGGTGCATTCAAGGCACTCGGCCTTGATGCGAACAAGATGGCTACGAATATCGCTGCTGGCGGAGATAAGGCAAACCAAGCATTTCAGGCTACTCTCCTTGCCCTTGGAAATTTGGGCAGCGATTTGGACCGTAATACAATCGGCGTCCAACTCTTCGGAACGCAGTGGGAGGACATGGGAGATCGTGTAGTTCTGGCAATGAAGGCCGGAGAGAAAGGTCTGGAAGGCTTTGAAGGGGCGACAGCTCGTGCAGCTGAAGCACTGCAAAATAATTTTGGATTCCAGTTTGAGCAATTAAAGCGGAATTTTGCATTGGCGTTAGCTGGAGCAGGTGGCGCTGCTGCTGAAGCAATCGCACCGGCAATAGCCTGGCTGAATCAAGCGTTCGAGTCTGGGAGGTTCCAGCCGTTTTTTGACTCTCTCGCCACGGGACTCGACGTCATTTCTAAAATTGCTGGTGCTGCTATGTTTCTTGCGGGAATTATTCTAGAAAACTGGCCGTTGATCGCCCCGATTGTTTTAGCAATGGTTGGGGCACTCACTTTATACCAAATTGCTCTTGCAGGCGCGGCTCTTAAAACTGGATTTCTAGCTGCGACAGAACTTGTTTCGGCGGCTGCAAAGGCAGCCTTTACAGGAGCAACATTAGCTTCAGTTAGCGCCACAGCAGCTGCCACAGCAGCCCAGTGGGGCCTGAACGCAGCATTGCTGGCGAGTCCTATCACTTGGATCATACTTGCTATCGTGGCCCTGATCGCGCTGTTTTATCTTGTGATTGCAGCCATTAATAAATGGGCGGGTACATCTTTATCGGCGACGGGAATGATCGTCGGAGCGCTGGCCGTTGCTGGAGCCTTCATAGCCAATCTATTTCTTGGATTGCTGCAAATAGTGTTCGGCGTCATCGAGTTTTGGTATGGCTGGTTTCAGGCCATTGCCAACTTCCTCGGGAATGTGTTCAACGATCCAATTGGGGCGGTAATCAAATTGTTTGGCGATTTGGCGGACAATGTCCTGGGAGTATTGGAGCGTATCGCTAAAGCAATGGATACGATCTTCGGCAGCAACATGGCCGATACTGTAGCTGGATGGCGGGGAAGTCTCTCCTCCATGACTACCGTGGCAATGAAGAAATACGGAAATGGAAAGTACGAAGAAAAAGTCAAAGACCTGGACATTGACAGCATTGTCGGAGACCTGGGCAGATTTGACTACGGTAAGTCGTGGAACACCGGCTATAATTGGGGTGCTGGTTTAGGAGCAGACAGTGGTGGATCGGCTGCTAATGCCGCAGCAAAGGCTGCTGCGAAAGAGGCAGCTGCTGGAGCAGGAACTGGAGCCGGAGCCGGTATAGGTGCAGGTAACGGAAAATTGAATAGTATCGACAAAGTCGGAGAGGTCGGGAAGATAAAAGACACTGTAGATGTATCTTCTGAAGACTTGAAGACAATGCGCGAGTTGGCCGAAATGAAGGATATTCGGAATTTCGTTACCTTGCAGCCGTCCATCCAATTTACGGGTGCAAATAACTACAACAGCGGCTATGACGTAGACACGGTCATTAGCCGTATCGATGAATATCTTCAAACGGAACTGGCGTCTAACGCATCGGGGGTGTATGGCGTTGGTTGAGTATGGTATTTATCTAAGCTATAACAATCAGGAGGAAGGATTCCAGCTCCCCATTGTGCCAGGCAAAATTGAAATCAGTAGCGGAGGCAAAGGAAGCACCTATGACGTGTCCAAGCTGGGCGAGATCAATGTGATTAAAGACCCAGCGCTGAAGGAATACAGCTTTGAGAGCTTCTTCCCAGCCAGCCCGATGCCATTTACAAGCGGCACGGTATTTGAGCCGTCGTTTTATAAAGACTTAATCGAGAAGTGGATGGGGACCAAACGCCCTATCCGCTTTATTTTTGTTGGCTCGACCTTTGAGATCAACACACCTGCCAGTATAGAGCAATTCGACTGGTCGGAACAAAATGGCGCAGTTGGTGACATCTTTTTCAGCCTGAAGCTGAAGGAGTACAAGTTTTACTCTGCTCAAAAGGTCGTGGTACAGCAGACGACAGCTACCCGTGCAGGAAGCAATACGGTTGTAGCCAAGAAAAAGACACGCGCCGACAGCCGGAACAAGCTGAAGACGTACACTTTGAAGCCGGGAGATACTTTAATCGGCATTGCCCGTAAGGTGCTTGGTGATGATTCCAAATGGCGTGCCATTCAAGCGGCAAACAGCCTCACGGATGCGCAGCTCAAATCGCTGCCAGTGGGCAAAGTATTGAAAATGCCGACGTAGTTAGTAAGGAGGGAACCTATGGAGATATTACTGGATAACAAAAACGGGCGTGTGTGGGATGTGTCTCAGATCGTTTCGGATGCAACATGGACTACGAAGCGAATAGGCGCGGCTTCATCGTTTGAATTTACCATGATTAAAGGCGGGATCTACCAAGACCCGTCTTTTGCAATCAATAACGGCGATGTGATCCGGGTACGGGACGGAGAATGGAACATTTTTTACGGCTATGTATTTGAGATTAACGAGAGCAGGGACGAGAGTGTGAAGGTGAAATGCTACGATCAGATCCGCTATCTGATGAGCAATGACACTTATGTATTCAAGGGGATCAAGGCCAGCGATGTCGTGAGGCGGATTGCTGATGATTTTGGCCTAAAGACAGGAACGCTACAGGACACGGGGTATGTCATCCCTGTGATGATTGAAGATAACAAAAAGCTGCTCGATACCATCTGGAAGGCTCTCGATCTTACGCTAATCCACTCGGGACAGAACTTTATTTTCTTTGATGACTTCGGCAAGCTTATGGTTCGAAGGCTATCGGAGCTGAAGGCGAATATTGGTATTGGTGACGAAAGCCTGATGACCGATTTTGAGTATACCAGATCCATCGACACGGACACCTACACCAAAATCAAGATCGTTCAGAACAACAAGAAAACCGGGAAACGTGACGTTTACATCGCTCAGGACAGTGCCAATTCAGCCCGATGGGGGCAGTTGCAACTGTACCAGGTAGCTGATGAAAAACAGAATGCGGCACAAATCAATCAATTGCTGAGTCAGTTGGCCCAGCTCAAAAACCGCGAGACGCGTAGTCTGTCGCTCACAGCCATAGGCGTGCCTGGCATTCGAGCCGGTTCCTATATCCCTGTTGTGATCGAGGAGCTTGGCTTGAGCCAGTATTTCTGCGTAGACGAGTGCTCTCATAGTTTCGAAGGAGCAGTACACACGATGAAGCTTAAATTGGTGGTGGTTTGATGGCACTTTCTGACACATTAAAATCGTTGAGCAAAGCGACGAATGAGGCCGGGAGTCCCGTGGGTGTATATTACGGCACCGTGACAACCGCTGATCCGTTGTCCATCTTGATCGACCAGAAACTACCTTTGCCCAAGGAGGCGCTGGTACTGCTCAAGGGTGCAAGTTTCAAAGCAGGCGATTCTGTTGTCCTGCTGAGAGCTCAAGGCGGTAATCAGTATATTGTTTTGGGGGAGGTCGATTCTGAATGATTCCGACGGGTGCGGCACTCACTGAAGAGCATATCACAGAACAGCAGCAGCCAAGTTATACCTATCAAGTCGATTTTGCAAATAAACGAATAAGCGATCACGTTGACGGTCTGGAGGCAGTGAAGCAGGCCGTTATTTTAATATTGTCCACGGATCGCTTCCAGTATTTCATCTATACGGTGGACTATGGCATGGAACGTATCCCCATCGTAGGAGCATCACAGGCCATTGTCCGATCAGAGCTGCAAAGATGCGTGACAGAGGCGTTACTGCAGGATGACCGAATATCCGAGGTGATTAACTTCCGGCTGTCATTTAACGGAGATGAAGTATTAGTCACCTTTACCGTTGTGACGGAATTCGGTAATTTTGAACAGGAGGCGACATTCAATAATGTACGATGATCGAACCTTCGATAACATCATGGCGGAAATGCTTGCCACCGTCGATGACAGATACGATAAGCGTGAGGGAAGCATTATCTATAATGCTTTGGCTCCAGTGGCCAAAAAGCTAGCTGAAGTATTTTATGAGTTCAGTATAGACGTGAATCTCTTTTTTGCTGATACGTCCACAGGGGTTTACCTCTCACGTCGTACAGCAGAATACGGTGTTAACCGTCAGCAAGCAACCAAAGCAATCCGCATGGGCACGTTCTACGGTTCTGGTGATGTACTCGTTGATATTCCGCTGCAAACTCGGTATGCATTGAGCAATTCCAGTAACGAGGCTACCTATGTGGCTGTGCAAAAAATATCTACTGGCATATACCGCTTAGAATGTGAGACTCCTGGAGTCATTGGCAATCAGGAATTCGGGCAGCTCATTCCCATTACCTATGTAGCGGGTTTGGTTCGGGCTGAATTGTCTGATGTGCTTGTGCCCGGAGAGGAGGCAGAAGTGGATGAGGTATTGCGTAACAGGTACTACGATGCAATGAACGAACCAGCTTTTGGGGGAAATGTGGCGGATTATAAACAACGGGTTAACGCTTTACCTGGAGTCGGTGCAACAAAAGTCTATCCGGTCTGGCAAGGCGGCGGAACAGTAAAATGTACGATCATCGCATCTGACTATAACGCACCTTCTGCAGCACTTGTGGATGATGTACAAACCATCATTGATCCGATCGTCAACAGCGGCCAGGGGATGGGTCTTGCTCCTATCGATCATAAGGTCACAATAACTGGCGCGTCAAAGGTTACGATAAACGTTTCATCAATTATCACATTGGAAGCTGGGTCTTCTATCGGTTCTGTGCAGCCTGATGTCGAAGCTACGATTGCTGATTATTTACTAGCCTTAAGAAAAACGTGGGCAGACTCGGCTCCGATCATCGTAAGGACGGCTCAGATTGATGCCAGGATGTTGGATGTCAAAGGCATCATAGATGTAACCGATACGCAGATCAACGGTTCCACAGATAACCTGACGCTTACGAGCGACCAGATTCCGGTAATGGGGGCGGTGACGCTGAGTGAGTAATGAGTTATTGGAGTCCTTACCGCCTGAGCTCCAGGAGATTGAAGAATTTCAAGTCATTACGGAAGCGGAGTTACCACAGATGCGGAAGCTCACTGATATGGTGACTCAAATCAGGAACAACCAATTTATTATGACGTCCGATGCTCAGGCCATTAAACGCCGCGAACAAAGGCTAGGCATACAGGCGAATCCCACGACAGAATCACTGGATTTTAGGAAGATCCGTTTGATCAACCGAATGAGCACCAAGCCGCCGTTTACAGTCCGGTACTTGCAGCAGCAACTGGATAAGCTGGTGGGCGAGGGATTAACCATCGTCACGGTTGACTATGCAAACCGTGTCCTCTCTATCACGGCCAACATTGGCAATGCGCCAGTCTTCAGTGAGGTGGAGAGGACTGTGTCAGTGATCAAGCCGGCTAACATGGTGTATCAGCAGCAAACATCGATTGAAGACGCGATAGGAGTAGAGGAACGAATGTCCTATCGAACTCTGACGCGACGTACAAAATTAGGTTCATGGGGTATTGGTACGATACCCTTTGCGGAAGCTGGACCGGAGGTGATCATTAAATGATTGCACCAACACTATTGACTGATTTAGCAGAGGTTGTAAACGGTAAGATTGCTAAAGTTGTACTTAATGATGCTGTAGAATTAACCGATTTCAGCGTCAAGCGGGTTGATGGTTCTACCGTGGCCATGCAATACATCATTCCGGCTTCAAGTGTATCCTTGGTAACCAATATAAAGCTGAAATCGAGCGCAGATGAAACGCTCACAGATAACAATGTTCATGTGCCGATCACCTCAGATACATTGTTGCTGCACACGCTGCCTATAAAGGAGGTCTAACATGCCTTACAACGGTAAAACAGATTGGAAATACAGTGATACGGTCACCGAAAATGATATGAACCGTATTGAACAGGGGATTGAAGATGCATTCACAGAAATTGATAACATCCATATCCCGGATGCAAGTTTAACAGAAAAAGGTATCGTCCGACTCAGCGCAGATTACAAGTCACAATCTGCTACGACTGTGCCGAATAGCAAGGCCCTTTTTGACCTTTACAACATTGTGCCAGTAGATAGAGGTAAAATGTTTCAAAGTAATTTTAACTTTGCTCTAGGCATAGGTGTATGGCGTGTTGATTTTGCGTCTCTTAATCCAGCCACAGACAATAGTCCAGTGGGAGCAAATCCCAAGGGTGTACTTTTCGTCTCATCCGTTAACGTGACGGAAGGACTAGCCCTCATCCAAAAGTACGTAGATGACACCGGGAGCATTTACAATCGGGTCAGAACAGTAGCTGGTGCATGGCTGCCTTGGGTTGAGTTAGCTACCAAAACATTCGCGCAACGAAATTTAAGGCTTGAAAGAGCCATTGAAATTGGCGCAGATGTTACCGGGGCTGGCCCGGCGTTCTTCGACTTCCACACGAGCGGAAATGCAATTGATTACGACTCGCGAATTATTGCCGAAGGCGGCACAACTGCCACTGGTAACGGTAAAATCACTATCCAAGCCGCGACTACAGCGCTAACCGGGAAGGTCGAAACATCCGGTCAAGTGTGGGTCGCTAAAAATACGCAATTCGGATCATCATCCGCTCTATCCTTGCCAATAGGTGATGGAGATACGGGTCTTAATTGGTTCGGTGACGGCGGGGTTGACTTTTACTCAAACAATTCAAAGGTTGCTGCTTTATCTGATGGCGTTTTTAAGTATTACGAAGCTGACGGTAGCTGGAAAGTGCTACGCGATGAGATAAACAATTTAAAGCAATCTGTCGTTGATGGAAAGGGTGTCATTGCTGGCGCTATCAACGGCAAGGGTGGGCATGTATCAGCCAGCAACACTCACGCAGAACTGGCGGCAGCAATAACGGGATTGCCTGTAAAGAGGTTTGCAAGCGGCACGTTCAACGGTCAGACAGCTTCGGCCACTGGCTGGAGGCAAGATGTAACTATGCAGCTATCCGTCAACTCTATGGGTTTTACTCCTTCGAAAGTATATGTTCATGTGAAACTAGATGAAACAGAGGGCACGCTTTGGTTAGATGCTTGGATTCCTTGTTCGACTTCGGCCCAAGGAACCCTACGGGGTAGAATGAACAACACCATTGCTTTACGCGGATTCGTACAACAATCAGGCGGGTTCACAGCTACCTTGGCAGGTAGCTATATAAATGACTATGCTGGGGGTAGTCCCATTAGTAGAATAACAGCCTATGAATGGGAAGCTTACGAATAAAGTTTAACCGACACGCTCAATGTGAGGCGTGTTTTTTAATGCCCCCGGAGTGGTCAGGGGCTTTTCATTTTGACAAAGGTCAGGAAATTTGTCCTGACCTATAGAGACGGGGGAGCAGAATGGATTTTTCAGCAATATTGGCTATTGTAGCTACTGCAAGTGGAATAGCATTAGGCTGGATTGGTAGGACACGATCATATAAACAGGACATCACGCAGGAAGCGTCTGCCGATGCTGTGCAACGTGCAGATGTGGACTACATCAAGCGCGGCGTGGATGATATTCGTTTAGATCAGCGAGCGCAAGGCCAACGAATAGATATGCTGTCTGAGCGCGTTACACGGGTAGAGGAATCTTCCAAGCAATCGCACAAGCGACTTGACCGTTTGGAAGAATAATAGAACGAGAGAGGATGATTTATATGGATTGGAACACTGTATGGTCGTTAATCGACCCCAAATTATTAATCGTTGTGGCGGTGTGCTGGGTTATCGGTATCGGAATTAAGCAAACACCTAAAGTGCCGGACTGGAGCATTGTATATATCGTCACTGCTGTAGCTGTGATCCTGACGGTCTGGATGGTAGGCTGGGGACCACAGGCAGTGATCCAGGGGGTGTTAGCTGGGGCATTTGCTGTCTACGGCAATCAACTGGTCAAGCAAACAAAGAAGGGAGCTGACAAGTAATGCGGAAGATATCGAAAGCGGGACTCGCGTTAATTAAAAACTTCGAGGGCTGTCGCCTCACAGCGTACAAGCCTGTGCCAACAGAGAAATATTGGACAATTGGCTGGGGTCACTACGGCCCGGATGTTAAGCAGGGTATGACCTTAACACAAGCCAAGGCAGACGCTATGTTGGTCGCTGACCTTGCCAAATACGAGGCTTACGTCAACGATAAGGCGTATGTGCCTGTGGAACTTAATCAAAACCAATTTGATGCCTTGGTCAGCTTCTGCTACAACTGTGGAGTTGGTAATTTGCGCAGCCTTTGTAAAGGCCGCACAGTCGCGCAGATTGCCGTCAGTATCACCAAATACGACAAGGCTGGCGGTAAGGTTCTGGCGGGTCTGACACGGCGCAGAGCGGCGGAGTTAGCCTTGTATAACAAACCGGATGCGGCAAAGGGGGGCAATGAAAAGATGGAAAAGGCAAATGTAATCCTATACGGCAAGCCCATCACGGACGTTGTGATGATTAACGGTAAGACGTATGTTGCGGTGCGGGATGTGGGCGAGGCATTGGGCGCTGCTGTTGTGTGGGATAGTAAGACTAATACGGCTACAGTAAGCAAGTAAGACAAATCCCCGCTAACCTTAACCTGGTTGGCGGGGATTTTTATACTAATGAAAATATTAAACCACAATTAGCAATTCAACCTATTCAATGACATTTCCACTATAGAATGTTCCTGTTTTAGATATACGTTTACTCCAATATTCATCGCCTGCTACTCTAGTCGTTAATGTACCATTCCAAGTTATAGTCCGTTTGTATTTTGCTGAAGAATCAATTATTGGAGACTCGGGACTCCATGTTGCAAATGCAGCTGCACCAACTAATGAGCTGGTAGCTGTTGTTTGTGTAATAAAACCAGTAGATGATTCATATTTTAAATCAACATAGCCTTTAACAGTGTATATCCCTCCTCCAAACTCGTACAACATAACCTCAAAATTTTTAGTTGCAATAGCTTGGGGAGTGATTGATTGCTCTTGAAAATCAGCTTTTTCGCCTACTTCTTTTATATCGCTTGGATTTATGATAGTAGAATCCTTCGAAGATTCATTTGTTGGAGGTCCGTATATGTAAGCAGCTATAGCAGCCATTTCATCAACAGTATCTGCGTTTAATGCAGGGGTTTTGTCAGCGGTGTCAATTCCTTGGCCCAATAGGGACTGTTTACTTTGTGATTCCAATCCAAAAGCGTTCAAAACTTCTCCTTTGCTCTTATATACACCTTTGTACTTATCAAAATATTCTTGTGGTACCACATTATGCACATCAACAATATTGTTTTCGGTGTTTGATGTGCTACTAGCGAAGGAGACAGATGACAAAATTGACAAGTTCAACGCTAAAATAAGACCTAGAAACAATGAAATTTTTGACTTCATTTTCAAAACCTCCTAAAATATATATAGAATATAGTTACATTTTCCATTCTATAGCAAAAATTTTCCTTTTTCAAGATGTTTTTTAGGGGAGGTGTTATTATGGCTTTTGATTTAATACCGTTTATACTTAATATGTTAATTATCCTTATTTCTATTGCGGGTGGAATATTGTTAATTGGAACATTGTATAGGGGATACGTACTTTTAGGAATACTTCTTGCTGAGAAAAAGAATAAGAACAACAACACTGAGAAAAAAATATAGAGAATCACACTCTCCGTTGACTGCAAAGGTTAGCGAGAGTGTTTTTTTTTGTTTCATTTCATGCCAAAAATTGAATACTTATATTAGTTGCATAGTATATTGACAACTGTTAAATTATGGACAACAATAGAATGCAATAATAAAAAGTTTTGGAATTTCTGTGTGGAAGGTGGATATGACATGAAGCATACACCTACGATTAGAGCAGAATTAGACAGATTCCTACAACAAGAAGGATTGAGTTTAACACAATTTGGTCATATTGCGGATATGAATAGGGGAGCAGTAAGTGCTATCGTGACAGGAAACAAGCCTTTGTCTGTTAACCAACTGGATCGAATTACTGAGGCTATGGGTTTACCGGAAGGTCACTTTTATGGCTTGTTCATAGAAAACTACATCATCGACCATCCTCCGAATATGAGACGAATCGAGCCATTTTTGTTTCGCTGTGCGGAGTTGGACAAGCTGGATGCGATCCGTCGAGTGGTGGGAGCTATCATGGACAATCTACTATATTCACCCAAGCTATTTGAAATTGCAGAAGAATTGTTGGCGCAGGGACGACATGAGGCTGCGCTACTGCTCTATGAAGGGGTAGCTGAAGCGGAGAAATATCAACACTCTGAACGCTTGGCAGTCTGTCAATATCGTATATTCACGATTCAGATTGGAGACGATCAAAGCCAAAATGTTAGTGCAGCAGCCGTTTTTGAAGCCTTTGTTGAGCGTTTGGATGAAATAGACCAGCTTGACGCATTGAAGGATCTGGCAAACGTATATAGGTCATTACGCAAATGGGACAAGGTTGACGAAATGGCAAGGCAAATGAGAGCTAAAGCAGAGATCCAATATTCGATCATCCATAACGAGAAACGCAAGGATGGAACGCAAGAAAAGAAAACAAGAGGGCCATTATTTGGTTACATTGCTTATGCTGACCTGTTGTGCGCTAGTGTTTGTGAAGCCCGGGGCGATTATCAACAAGCTCTACAATATACATACGCCTATGCGAATTTAGATTGGGTCAAAGAGACTGATGAAGATACTCAACACTGGGTAAACTTGTTCAGTCAGTGGGCAGAAGGTAATACGTATGTAAATAAACTTTTATCTGGAGACATTAGTGTGCTGAACGACTATGTCGATTATATCGCTGCATCAACAGAAACGACTGAAAAAGAAATAGTTACCAAACTGTTAAATGTTATGATGGCGGCTAATCGTTATAAGCTGGATGTGAATAATGCACTTGAACGTTTTGAAACGATTATTGACTCTTTTGTGCAACAGGAGTCGTTAGAGTTTGATATGTATACGAAACAAGTAATACCAGAACAATTTGCGCGTTTTGGCTACGAATTAGCTTATTATTATTTGCATCTGGGGAAGTATAGTGATGGCTTTAAAAATTTGATGTATGCAATGGTAAAGTCGCATATAATAAATAATGAAACTTACTTTATAAACTGCATGGGGCTGTTTATGCGATTCCAAGTTCACGCTACTCCTGCAAGCAAAACAGAGTTTTCTAATCTAATTGAAAAGGTGTGGTTGAGTAATGTTGAAAAAAACGGCATTGCTAGTAGTTGCGGCTAG